TATCTGGAGAGCCAGGGAATTACCATTCCCGATTTTGTTCTTCAGGCTCTCGTCGACCAGGCCAACAGCATTCAGGAGTGTCTCGATGCGCATTATCCGGCATCGACAGCTCTTCTGATTCAGCTCTATCTGCTGGCGCTTATGGGGCTCGGCCAGGGGGATAAGTACATCTCCAGCCAAACGGCACCAAGCGGGGCGTCTCGCTCGTTCCGATACCAGTCGTTCACCGATCGCTGGAAGGCCTCGGTTAACCTGTTGCGCGGGCTGGATAAGTACGGCTGCGCCACCTCGCTAATTCCTGCCGACCCTACCGCCGCCCCGGCATTCGCTGGTATCTGGATCGGGAAGGGCGGCTGCATGTGCGGGGACAAGTGATGGTGTACAAATCAGTTAAGCACGGGCTGCCGCGCTCGTTCACCCGCGTCTGGGTGATGACCGATACCGGGCGGGAGACTACTGGCTACGTGAAATCGGACGGCGAGTGGTTCATCAACTGCCCGCGTATCCGGGCGACTGGCGCGAAGGTGCTGAGGTGGAAAGAATGACAGAGCGAGTGAAGAAGGCGAGCGATAACCGTTTATCCTTCATGTGCCCCGGGTGCGGTAGTCGCCATGTGGTGCAGGTTGGCATTGGCAATGGCTCGCGATGGGGATGGAATGGAAACGTTGATAAACCGACGTTGACTCCAAGCGTTTTGGTTACTGGCTTCACGCCCAGCGATGACCCAGATGAGTTTGACGACGCCACGAAAGATAAACCGTTTACCTGCCATTCATTTGTGACAGATGGGCAGATTCAATATCTGAATGACTGCACGCATAGCTTGGCAGGCATGACGGTGCCGTTACCAGAGCTTTGAGGGGTGAGCGATGTCTACCGTTGCGAACTGGTCATACACAGCCACGGCGACCATCTGGCGCAAGCTGGAAGGCAATGACGAATACGGCGACCCGCTGGGATATGCCGAGCCTGAGCAAATCCTCTGTGATTACGAGGGCGGGCTCAGCAAGAAGTTAGCCAGCCTGGGCGCTGAAATCGTCGTGAAGAATACCGTCTGGACGGAGTTCGCGCTGGCGGCCGCCGGTGATTACTTGCTGATTGGCGTTTCGACCGAAGCGGACCCGGTTGTCGCCGGTGCCGACGAGGTGCGGCAGGTTATCCGTTACGCTGACACCTTCGAGCGCCTGGCGGATGATTACGCCATCCTGACGGGAGTGTAGGTATGGGCATAAAAGTGAAGGGCATCAGCCAGGCGAAAAAGCACCTGAACGATGTCATCAACGACGTGAAGGGGCGCAAGGTTGTCCGGGCGCTGCAGTCGGCGATGATTCTCATCGGCGCGCGGGCGGCCTATTACACCCCGATCGACACCTCTACGCTGATTAACAGCCAGTTTCGGGAGATCGACGCTGGCGGCGTGTTCATTACCGGGCGCATCGGCTACTCAGCCAACTATGCTGTGTACGTCCATGAGGCGTCAGGCAAGCTGAAAGGCCAGCCGCGCGCGCACTTTGGCGTGACCAGTAACCGCTCTGAGTTCGGACCGCAGAAGCCGAAAGAGTTCGGAGGCGGTACCGGAACAGGTAACTATTGGGATCCGCATGGTGAGCCGCAATTCCTGACCAAAGGCGCGAATGACGAGCGCGATAACGTTGACGCGGTGATGCGCAAGGAGCTTTCGCTATGACACCCATGATGCATGAGCGGGTGCGCAACATGTTCGGCGATGCCGGGCTAACTACCGGCTTCACGGTGCAGCAGTTGATGTACGACGACCCGGGCGACCTGTCGAAGGCGATCATGGTGTTCAGGCCAAACGGCGGGTCGAATATTCGGACTGACCTCGGATCTGAGTATCACATTTTGGTCGACGTCGTAGGCGCAAAAGATAAGCGCAAAGACGCGCTCAACGCTGTGCAGCGCATCATCGACTACGTCCAGGCCAACCCCATGGCTGACGAGTGTGTCGGCTACATCCAGAACATGGGCGCAATTCCCGCGCCAGTGCTCACAGAAGAAGGGCGAATAGTCTTCAGACTCCAGTTCGCCTGCACTTACGGCGAATAGCCATCCCAACCAAATAACCCGCTCCGGCGGGTTTTCTTTTATACGTCAAAGAGGAGTTTCACATGGCTAATTGCCAGAACTCGAACGAGCGCCTGTTCGGCGGTGCGGTCGTGCTGGAAGTCGCCGATGGCTGCCCGGACGTCAAACCACTCGAAGGTGAGTGGATGGCGCTGGCCGCTGGTACGTCGAAGGGCTTCGACTTCAACCCGAACTCGGTTACCTCTGATGCGGATGACGGCGGCGGCTATGTCGAGACCATCATCACCAACAGTGATTTCACCCTGAGCTTTGAAGGTGAAGTGCGCAAGAAGGACAAGCTGGATCAGTACGGTGTCGGAAAATTCATCAAGTATTTCGCTGACGAGCTGAAGGCCAAGCGCCAGCCCGGCATCTGGGTGCGCATGGATTACGGTCCGGTCGAATTCGTCGGTTACATGAACATCACTGCGCTGAGCTCTGACGGCGGTACTAACGACATCGTCACGTTCTCAACCGAGTTTAAAGTCGGCGACGCGAGCACCATCGAAGTGAACGAAATCACTGCGGTTGCTGTGACTGGCGTGACGGTGACCCCGACAACCAGCACCGGCACGGCAGGCGGTACCAGCACCTTCACGGTGAACATCGCACCAACCGGCGCTACCAACAAAGACTTCACTGTAGCGACTACCGATGCGACCAAAGCAACGGCAACCGCCTCAGGCAACACCGTTACCGTGACGCGTGTCGCCACCGGCAGCGCGCAGATCATCATCAACACCGAAGACGGCAACTTTGTGGCTGTGCATACGGTTACCGTTACCTAACGGACATTCCAAAGGGCGGCGTGCTGCCCTTGATAATGACCGTTTACTGGAAGGCCTATGACCGCTTTAACCGATATTGGCGAACTCTCGATCAGCGACAGCCGCGAAGGTGGGAAGGATTACCTGCTGCGACCTTCATTCGAGGCCATGACCAGGATCGGCACTCCGGAAGAAATTGTGCAGGCATACGCCACCATCCACGGCAATGATGTCGCTCAGCTCATTGAGGTGTGCGCCGGCACGCTGGGGCGCTTTCCTGACTGGTTATATCCATCTTTCAACCGCGCCGCTGAGAAACTGTTATCTACGTGCATGCTGGTGCTTCAGGCGTGCAGCGAGGAAGACCTGACGCCAATGATAGGTGAGTGGAAAGGGTGGCGGCACTGCGTCGTGTTCCGCCCGGGCCAGATGCCGAAGAACGATATCATCGTGCTGGCGCAGCACCTCATGCAGCACGGCGTCGTCGGGAAGGCAAAGGTTCGCCAGTTGCAGCGCCACGAGACTGGCGAGCGAACAACAGAGTTTAAGGCCTTCGACTACATCAGCGCGGCCCGTAGCCACTTTGGCATGAACCGCGCCGAAGCCTCGCAGTTAACGATGACCGAATTTCAGATGCTGCTGGCGGCGAAATATCCCGATCAGAAAGGCTTCACTCGCGATGAGTACGACAGCATCGCCGACGAATACCTGGCTAAACAGGCCGCACGTAGGGCAAAAGCAAAGCAATAACCGGAGAATGACATGGCAGGTGAGAAGAACGCCGGTAGCATCGTTTATGAAGTCAGCGCCAATATTGAGCCGCTGCTGCAGGGCGGGAAACAGGCCATTGATGCTCTGGACAAACTGGACTCTGCTGCCCAGAAGTCCGGAAAGGGAATGGATAACCTCGACCAGAGCGCGTCGCAAACCGGGTCCGCTTTTACTGAACTGGCCGGTTATGCCAATTCCATGGATAACCAGCTGCGCAAGCTGAACACTAGCGTCAGCGGTATTGCGCGCGCAATGGAAGAAGCTCGCACTGGTACTGGAGGCGCGACTGGCGAGTTAAATCGTGCCAACGCGGTTATTGAGGCTCTCGGCAACCAAGTTGCGATACTTGAAGAGGCCCAAATTAATGGGGCCCGCAGTGCCGCAGTATTCGCATCACAACTAAGGTCTGGAGCGAATGCCACAGAGGAAGAAAAGCGAACTATCGCGGAACTGGCCGGTGCATTTTATGACATGAAAGCCTCATCCGATGAGGCAGCCAAGTCGGCGGCATCAATAGCAGCCGCTACGCAGCGCGCGGAATCATCAATATCCGGGTTGGAGAAAGAAGTATCAATTCTCAATACAGAAATGCAGGCAGGATCTCGAAGTGCGGCCATCCTTGCCGCTCAGTTGAGTGCTGGAGAAGGGGCATCTGACGCCCAGAAGGCGAAAATTGCACAGCTCGCTGGCTCTCTCTTTGACATGAAGGAGGCTCAGAAGGCTGCGTCATTGGCATCCGCAGAGGCAGCGAAGCAGTTAGCTCAGCAAGCAAACGAAGCCAATCGCATTAGCGGAATAACTTCTGATCTATCTCATCAAATCGCCATACTTAGCGAGCAGCAAACCAATGGTGCCCGCAGCGCTGCAATTCTTGCTGCCCAGCTCCGCGCCGGTGCTAGTGCCACTGATGCGGATAAACAGAAGATAGCCGAGCTAACCGGTAAGCTCTTCGATATGAAGCGCACGACTGACGTGGCGGCTGGAGGAAACAAGAACTGGAAATCCAGCATGCAGCAGGCTGGATACCAGGTGAACGATTTCATTGTGCAGGTGCAGGGCGGGCAGTCGGCCCTGGTTGCCTTCTCCCAGCAAGGCTCACAACTCGCTGGTGCATTCGGACCGGGCGGCGCAGTAATTGGTGCAATCATTGCTCTTGGGTCAATCATCGCTGGCACGCTGATCACATCGCTAAATGGTGGTAAGAACGCCATGGACGCGCTGAAAGATGCAGCCGAAGCGATGGACAAGGTTATCAACGTCTCTATCAATGGCGTGGCCGCGCTGTCAGACAAATATGCGTACCTGGCGAAGACCAACGCTGAGGTCGCAACGCTGATGCGTAACCAGGCGCTCCTGGAGTACAACGAGGCGATCAACAAAATACCGAAAGCCATCAGTGACGCATCAAGTTCTCTACTGTCTTTCGGTGATAAAGCTCTGTCTGCATTCTCCGGCGGATATGCGTCGGTAGATGGCTTTAATGACCGCCTGGCTACTCTGGAAATCACCACCGATAACTATGCCGAGGCAGTTAAGCAGGCATACGGCGCAGGCCAGGCGTTCCAGGCTACTGCGAACAGCATCGGCAATACCGTTGGAGCTGTAGCGGATAAGTTTGGCATCACCGAGCAGAAAGCCTTCGAGCTGAGCAAGCAGCTTTCAGATATAGCCAAAAACCCATCTCCCGAGGCTCTGCAGCGTCTGGCAACAGAGTTGCAGAACACGCAGAGCTCTACTGAAAAGGGGCAAGCTGCGCTCACAGCGTTCGTAGGTAAGTTGGTAGAACTTTCTCGTGAGGCGGTAATCGCCAAAGGGAACGTCGCGGCGCTCAAGCAAGAGACCGACAACTTAACCAGCGGCCAGAAGAATCTGATCAAGCAGTCTGAGCGCAACCTGGCGCTGTCAAAGTTGCAGGGTGAGGCTCGCGCCCGCCTGCAGGCCCAATACGCCGCCGAAGATGCCGGATTTACGAAGGATGATCCGCACGCCAAACAAATGGAAAATGACGCTGCCGCTACGTACAAAAATACGCAGGCGCAGAAGACACTTCAGTCCGAGCAGAAGAAAGGTGCTTCCCAGGCTGATTCTATTGCTCAGAAACTGGCGAACCTGAAACAGCATTCAGAGCTCGCTGCCGACTCAACAAGCAAGCTGAGCCGCGAACAAGCGATCCTGAATGCTCAGCAGTCACTTGGTAAAGGCGCTACTAAGGAGCAGCTCGCGCTGGCTGGGCAGTACGCCGCAACAAAATGGGACACTGCCAACGCCATTAAGGCGCAAGCTGCAGCAGAGAAACTCCTGCCAGAAGCGCGCGAGAACGCCAGTTACAAGCAGGATGTAGAGGATCTGAATACCGCTCTGGCTGCGAAGAAAATCAGTCAGGAACAGTACAACCAGACCTCTGAGCGGCTGGCAGCTACTCATCAAGCTAACCTCGCAAAAATACAGTCACAGCAGGCGGTGACGCCACAGCAGGATGCAGTCGGGGGTGTTGACCCTGTTCAGCAACTGGCTAACGAGAACGCTCGCAAGCTAGCGCTCATTCAGGCATTCGAGCAGCAGGGGCTTATAACTCACCAGAACGCGCTTATGTTGCGCGCTACCGCTGACAGAGAGTACGAGCAGGCTCGCATCGCTGCACAGTGGGAGATCTTCCGCAACCAGAGCGCAGGCAATGAAGCGCTGGCGGCGTCCTTCGATGCACTGGCCGGTAATGCGTCCAACGCCTTAACCGGCATCATCACCGGGAGCATGTCAGCGTCTGATGCTCTGCGCTCGATCGGGAATACCGTATTGAACAGCCTCATCAACACCTTCGTCCAGATGGGCGTGGAGTGGGTTAAATCGGCAATCATGGGGCAGACGGCCACCACTGCTGCAGTTGCAGCGTCGACCACTGCTCAGGCGGCAGGCATTGCCACTACCACGGCGACGTCTACCGCGGCGGCGGCGGCCACCACTGCAGCATGGACTCCGGCAGCCATTATGTCATCCATCGCCTCATTCGGTGGTGCGGTGGCGATCGGCATCGGAGCTATGGCTGGCATCCTGGCGCTGTCTGGCAAGCGTAAGAACGGCGGTCCCGTTTCTGCAGGCGGGATGTATCAGGTCGGTGAAGGCGGAATGCCGGAGATTTACCAAGCCAGTACCGGTAAGCAGTACATGATACCTGGCGACAACGGCAAGGTAATCAGCAACAAGGATATGCAGGGCGGAGCAGGCGGTGGGGTAGTCATCAACATCCAGAACTACACGTCATCGTCAGTCGATGCGCAGGCCGGTACGGATGCTAATGGTGGAGTGACTGTGGATGTAATTGTCGCTGACCTGAATAATGGCGGGCCAATCAGTAACGCTATCACCAGCAACATGAATATTAAACGCACGCCAAGGGGGCAGGGCTGATGCCAATTATCGATTATCCCGACTGGCTGCCGCTGGCGCAGAAGGCCAGCAAAAACATGACGCTCGATACCGGGTTCCAGACCGATCAGCCAGCGGTCGGCCCGGCTATTTTCCAGAACCTTACTGACGACCTGAAAGTAACCTGGTCCCTGACGTGGATCTTCACTCTGGACCAGGAACGCGCTTTTCAGCAGTGGCTGCGCAGTCCTAACTATCTCAATCGGGGCCTTAACTGGTTCCGGATGAATATCAATCTTGGCGGCAGTGGCCTGCAGCTGCAGGAGCTTCATTTCACGCAGATGCCTGTGCAAACCAGCATCGACGGCGCGGTGGTGACCTGGACGGGGACCGTTATTGCGAACCACCTCTACAACGCCGACGACGAGTTCGACGACATCATTGTTGAGCTGCCGCCGCCGTGGGGTTCGTGGCTGGATATCGTTGTAACGGGTTATCCGGACGGGCGTGATCCGGAATCACTGCCGAGGGTGCCGTAATGCCTAGCTTCAGGGAATATAGGCAGCAGCGCCCGACGCGCGGCCTGTACGACACAATCACGTTCTACCATCCATCCTTTGGCTATGTCCGCCTGGTCGATAAGCAATTCTTTCCGAAGACACTTGGCGGACAGACATACACGCCAGCGCGCTTTGAAATCGAAGAGAGCCAGCAGAGCGGCACGCCGGTGATTGACGCGACGGTGAAATTAGGTCGGCTGTCGTCGGATATAAAAGCGCTGATGAAACAGTGGAAAGGTGCGGCCCGGCTGACAGCTATCACGGCCACGCGGCAGATATTTGACAGCGGCGACGTGTCTGTGCCGATTAAGTCCTGGCAGTTATACGTCAAGACGGTGGACATCGACGCTGATGCCGCATCGGTAACACTCTCCGTCACCAACCCTCTGAACAACAACATCGGTCGCCTTTATGATCCAGTCGAATACACGGGACTTCAGTACCTCTGATTTTATCAGCAGGATGATCGGCGTGCCTTGGTCAAACCGGGCTTGCTCGTTCGATAAGGTCGATTGTTGGGGGCTGGTGGTGCTGTATTACCGGCACGTCCTTGGAATTGAGTTGCACCAGACTCCGGACTACGAAGCCGGCGAGGACTTCTTCACCTGCTATCAGGGTGACGTCGTTTTTTGGCGCCAGGTAGATAAGCCCGTCGAGGGCGGGATATTCGTCGGGTACCGCGGCGGGCAACCGGCACACGTTGGCCTGGTACTGAACCGGCAGGCGTTGCACTCTCGCGGCGAGAATGGAAGCGTGCGCATGGACTCGTTGCTGGTCATTCAGCGTGCATTCACTAAAGTGGAGTTTTTCGAATATGGCGCTGGTTGAGATATCGAATTTTCCAGGAACGCCTAAGTTGCGTTGCAGGGTGCCAAACGGCACCCTTTTTTATGACTGGCTGGCGGCCAATGACGCTACGTTCCACCGCGACCTGCTGATCGTCCGCAATGGTGTGAAGCTGGGCGACGATGATGAGCTGGCGTTTGAGCTGAGTGAACTGGACACCATTCAGATTTTCGATCAGCCAAAAGGCATCGTTAGCGACATCCTGAGCCCGATCTTCAAAGTCGTCGGAACGGTGTTCGCCTTCCTTGCGCCGAAGCCGGCCATCGCAAATACCGGCGGTAACACTGTCGATTCGCCAAACAATAGCCTGACCGGTCAGACAAACACAGCCCGCGTCTATAAAGCCAAGCCGGACATTTACGGACAGGTGCGCTCTTTCCCGGATCTGATTCAGGAATCGCTGTTTGAGTACATCAGCACAGGCGTGCGAGATGGCGGCAAGAAGTACGTGACGGAATGGATGTGCATCGGGATCGGCAAGTACGATTACGAGTCTGTGCGATACTCAGAATCGAGCCTGGGGAGCATGGCAGGTGCCGAATACCAGTTCATCCCACCTGGAGAGGTAATCCCGTCGATTAACGAAGGCTACAGCTTCGATGATGTTGACGAGCAGGAAGTCCCGGGCGCGAACCAGGGCGAATCGTTCCCTGTTGAAACCGCTACAGCCAACACAGTGGTCAGCGGCACGTATGCCGGCGGTCAGATAGCGGTGAAAATCGTTAAACAGGCGGAGTTTGACTACTTCATGGGCCTGGTATTTCCGCATGCGGTCACGTTCGAAATAAACGTAACTTACGCGACTGCCTCAGGTTCGGTAACTACTGACGCAACGTTCTCCGGCACGCTTGTTTCAGCTATAGAGACCAACGACGGTGCGGTGATAAACCCGGTCCGCTGGTACACCTTCACAATGAGCGATTTGGATGGCCCGCCGGATATCCCCGCTACCGCAACGATCAACACGACAAAGTTCGTGCTGAACGATAACGAGGCGCTGGTCGTCGGTCCGTTCTTCTCACCTGTCGAATCAACGCAGTTGTGGGTCCACACGCAAAGCAGCCTCGGTCCGAAGAAACAGACAAACTGGAAGGTAGTGTTGTGGAAAATTGATGACGACTACAACATGATCCCCGGCACCCAGCAGACGCTGGTGTTTCAGCAAACAACATGGCACAAGCAAGACAGCGAGACGTTCTACCGGACCGACAAGATAGTGCCGACCGGCGGCTTCGGGAAGTACGCCATTAACCTGCAGCGCACCGATAACTCTGGTGATGCGTCGATACTCAAACTTGAGGAAATCCACGCCGTAAACGTGCGCACAAACGTTGTCCATCCAACTGATACTCTGGTGCGAGTGAAGGTGAGGGCGACGGAGAACGCGCTTGGCAGCCGGGACCGCAAATACAACGCCCTGGTGACGCGTCACACCATCACGTACGACCTGGACACGCAGACATTGGATTACACGCTGCGGCCGTCGCGCTCGTTCGCTGATGCGGTGGCGCACACCTGGCTGTTCATGGGTGAGCAGCCTGTCAGCAGCATTGACCTCTACGGACTGTATTCGATTGCTGAAAGCCTGCCTGATGAGCGCCTGGGTTACTTCGACTACACGTTTGATGACGAGAACGACTCGCTGGGCGACCGCGTGCAGGCGATCTGCAATGCGGCAAGCGTTGTTGCGTACTGGGACGACGGCGTGCTGACGTTTACTCGTGACCAGAAGGTTGACTATCCGGCTGCCGTATTCAACCGGGCCAACATGAAGACGGACGAGTACAAAATGACGTACGAAGCCACTCTTCCAGGTGGCTACGACGGCGTGCAGGTGTCCTACGTTCACCCGACGACGAACAACAAGACGTACATCAACTACCGCGTGCTGAATGGCGCTATCGTCGAACAGGAAGCTGAGAATCCGAACAAACTGGAGATCGTTGGTTTCCGTAACGAGTACCAGGCGCGGGAACGCGCTTTGCGCGAAACGAAGCGACTTATTTACTCCAGGGTGAAGATGAACGCCAAAGTGTTCGAAGACGGCATTATCCAGGTTGGCAGCGTCATTCAGATGCCGGACATCTACGACGGCAACCAGCAGGGTGGATACGTCACCGGCCGTTCCGGGAATGACTTCGATACCAGTGAGCCGATCACGTTTTCCGGCTCTATGTATGTGCTTGTCACCGACAGCCTGGGTAATCCTACTCTGCGTTATCCGGCGACGGTGCGCGCTGATACGAAGTACGGCTTCACCGCGGCAATACCCGACATTCAGCTCAATATATGGAACGGAGACACTGTGCAGCTGCCGTCGCGCTATCTCATTGCGACAGTGGAAGAACTGGACAGCCAACTATGGAAGGTCAACAGCATCAAACCCAACACAGATAACACGGTATCTCTTACCGTCGCGGAATACAGCGACGCGATCTACCAATAAGAACCGTCCCCGACCAACCAGACCCGGCCAACGTGCCGGGTTTTTTATGGAATAAATATGACTACTCAACCGACCAATCTGCCAGTTCCAAGTGAATCGCCACGAGACCTTAAGTTTAACGCCGGGAAAATTGACGAATTTGTCACTTCTATGGCACTTCAGTACATCGATCGTTTTGGTCATTCACATTACACGATTGAAGGTCTGAAACAGCTCGTACTCCAGCAGATCTACAATCTCGGATGGAACCCGGTTGGTTCGTTCCAGGATGGAGCTACTCTGAATGCCGCAGGTGACATTATTCAGGATGAATCAACAGGTGTCTGGTACCGCTGGGATAACCTGAGCACATTACCAAAGACGGTTCCTTCGGGTTCAACACCAGGGTCAACAGGTGGCGTGGGCGAAGGGAAATGGCTTGCTGTCGACGTGAGTGATGTACTTCGAAAAGATCTTGCGAAGGCTGATGGGGAGAAATTAATAGGCGAGTGTCAAACTATCGATGCCCTTCGGTTAATAGAACCAAGCTATGATAAGCAAAGAATAACTTTACGTGAGCATGCAGCAGGAACAGGTAAAGGTGGGGGACAATTCCGAGCGGTGCTATCTGGTGGGTTATACACTGATAATAATGGAACAATTATTAAAACAGCCGGTGGGGCAGCATGGCTTAGAATTAATGCTGACGTATTAAATCCGTTAATGTTTGGCGCTTTAGGTGATGGAGTGGCAATTGATACCACCGCTCTGCAGGGCATGTTCAACGCCTCCTCGCAGCTTCCATACACTAAGGTAAGAATTCCTGCCGGGGTTTATCTAACTGCCGGACTGACGATTTCTGCTAATTCGTTAGTAATTGAAGGTGATGGAAAGTACCCAGGTAAATCTGGAACGACGGTACGAGCAGTTGCAGCCAGTACTACTATCTTCACCTTCACTGGATATGGAACGCGTCTGACTAAGATGCATATTGAAGGATTCGAAAATACCAACACTTTCGGTGCGAACGCGACGTGTACCGCAGGGATATACCAGCGTTCAACAGCTGATATTGATTGTTTTGCTGACGATCTCGTTATCAGCAACATGAAGTTTGGGTTAAAAGGCATCGGGCGTAATCTTACACAGGAAAATATCCTTTATTCGAACACGATATTCCCTATCACTCTGCAGTATTTCCCGGGTGAGCAATTCCGCGGTCATATTATCCGGAACGTCAGATTTCACTCATGCGGCGGGGATGATGCAAACACAAACACAACCGATACCTCTCGTGCGGGTAGTGTATGCATAAACCTGGTCGTTAACCCTGCGACAGGCACCCTGGCTGATAACTACGCCGGGAATATCTCTATTACTGACATCATCATGGATGGCGGATGCTTCCAGCTATTCAAGGGGTCGTTCAGCCGCGGGAGTGTGATGAATGGTGTATCAATGCTACGAGCAGGGGGGGCGGGGGCAATCATTATCAAGATCGATAATAGCCCACGTGCAGCAGATACCGCTTCGGACGGGTTCACGCTTAGCAATATCAACCTTGGCAATGACCTGAATTACAGCTCAACGCTATTGCAGCAGCCAGATACAGCCCTCTCGCTTATTGGCTGTAAAGGTGGTGTAGTAACCAGCTCGTTATTCAGTAAAATGCTAAAGCACGGCATTACGCTTAGCAACTGTGAGTCTGTTCTTCTTGACGATATCCAGTTAAAGAACCCGGGTTTTTCGGTTACAAATGACGGGGTTATTTACGATGCGGTGAACCTCGATGCAACCTGCGCCAATATCCTTATCGGTACTCTCAACGTTCGCTGTACCCAGGCTGTAACTCAATTAAGGAGTATCGTTAACAGCGCCGGGACTGCCCATTTCTGCGGGGAGCCATTGATTGCGGGTAACTATCAAAATTTGGTTCTTGAAACGGGGAGTGGTCGCGTAACTGGTAACTGGATGTCAGGTGCGCTGGCCTCGAAGAAAAAGATTGTATACGCCTCAGCCCTGAGCACCATCCCTGACGGCAACTACTCCGTCAATGACGAGGTTCACTATCAGCCACTTCCAACTTCCGGTTCTGCTTACAAGGGAGCTGTTTGCGTTACCGCAGGAACTAAGGCAACTGCTGTTTGGCGTAACTTTGGTGCGTTAGTATAAAAAAGGGGCGTATGCCCCTTATTTCCTTTCTGTAGGTTAAATGCTCATTTCATCTGATGATGAATAAACCTCTTGGATAAATCACATCTATTGAAGGCGGGTCATGCCGCCTTGTCTTCACGATGCAGTGTGGCCCAAGATGCAAGTATATAAAATATGAACGCGAATATACCTGCAAGAACCTTTAATGAGAACAGATAGAATATCTCCCCCATGGTAACGGCTCTAAAAATTGAGTCCATAATTTTGACACCAAAAAATATCAAAATAACATCAGATATCACTATCGCCCTATAAAATATATGATAGCCAAAACCTACAATAATACCCAAAATCATTGCTGGTAGTACAGACAAAGGATAACCAAAGAAATATATCAGATTAACAGGGCTACCCATTGTCATGGTGATCCCCTTGTCAGCAAACCACTGGAAGATAGATGGCGGACTAATTATTGACATAAGGTAGAATATACCTGTGGAAAACTCATCACCATTGCCTATACCAATGAAATTCTTCAATATCTCGTCCATACCCTTGCTGTTCAAATCAGAAGAGTTATCAAGAGCCCACCACATTTGTCCCTGTAAGACAACTCTATCAACAAGGCGATCAATCCCACTTCCTGCTCCACTGATGGCAACATAGCTCAAGTACGATGCTGACATCATGGCTGCTAGAAATATCACCGATATGAAGATAAAGCGAGTGCTAAAAATTAGCTTTCCTATGTTAATGCGAAGCAAAATAACAACAGGAATGATAAATGTCATTGTCGCATATAACATTCCAGAGAATTTATCACCGACCGAGAACTGAGCTAGTAATGAAATAACGAATAGTAAAATATAGCGCTTTTTGCGAGAAAGACCATATGCAAGACCGATAAAAACAGTGAACTGAGAAAGTAAAAATTTTACGTACTCAGCCCATTTAGGAGCAATGTTTGCCCAGTAGTAATATCTGTCTACGCCATAATCATTTGGATGTCCATATTTCAAGTGGACAATGAATAATGTAACAGTAAATGCAGAAAAAGCTATTATCACTAAATTGAGCAAGGTCTTATTCAAGCCTGGAGACATTCCAAATCTAACTGACTTGAGTCTGCTTAAGTACCTGAATGTAAAGAATGCAAAGAATAAAATCACAAAACAGAGAGACATGATTCTTGCTGTTGCGCCGCTTAGGCTAGAGTAATATTTTACCTCACTCAACCATTGACCTGATTCAGCTATGGCACAACATATACCTGCTGTCGTAAAAGCAAGCATCACCTGCGCTGAAAGAACACCATAGGAGTAATTTTTCCTAATAAAATATATGCAACTACTAATCCATAAAACAATGGAACAATAATTTAAAATAGTACTACCATCATTAAATGCTATATTGGCTACTATTAGGCAAAGCCATAAGCCACAAAGAAAAGCAATACCCATAACGTCACTCTCTTATTATGTTAATTG